GTCCAAGACCACCGCCGACGCCGCGGGCAAGTTCCAACAGAGTCTCGCCGCGGTGGGCCAGGTCAGCCGCGCCACAGCGTCGGAACTCGAGCAGTTGCACGACAAGGCGATCGAGGCTGCCCTGGGAACTAAGTTCTCACCGGACGAAACCATCGAGGGGTTGCAAACCCTGTCCGCGATGGGCCTCAAAGCCGGCGAGTCCATCGAGTCGATCCTGCCTGTCCTCAACCTGGCCACCGGTTCACTGGGCCAACTCGGTGTCGCCGGCGCCGCGGACGCCGTTGTCGGCACGGTCAAGGCGATGGGGTACGAGATCGGCCAAGCAGGCGAGGTCACGGACAAGCTGCTCAAGATCACGCAGATGACCAACTTCCAGGCGCGTGATTTCTCGGTGTCGATGGGGCGCGTCGCGTCCACTGCCAAGCTGTACGGGCAGAGCCTGGACGACGCGATGATCCAGATGGGCCTGATGCGCAACATGAACATCGAGGCCACTGTCGCGTCCACGTCCCTGCGCGAAGCGTGGCGCCGACTCGCCGCGGATCAGCGGGCGCAACAGGCCGTGGAGGCCAAGGGCGTAAAAATCTTCAAGGACAAGGACGGCAAGATCAAGGACATGCTGGGCGTCATGACCCAGCTGGTCGAGAAGACCGCGGACCTCACCGACAGGGAACGGATGCGCCTTACCACGATCGCGTTCGGTGTGCGCGGCATGGCCGCGTACAACTCCGTCGCCAACGCGACCTACGCGGTCATGGTGGACGGCACGAAGAAAACCCTCACTGGGATCAACGCGATCAACGCGATGCGGTGGGAGTTGTCGGCCAATGGGATCGAGTTGGAGAAGAACCACCTCGCCTCCCTCCAGGCCGCGCTTGGCATCGAGGATCTGTCCAAGGTGTTGAAGACGTCCACCGGGGTGGCGGGCCAGTTCAAGGACGCCCTCCTCGAGACGTACGAGGGGCAGAAGCAGCTGGTCAGCGGCGCCTGGCAGACGCTGATGGTTGTGATCGGGGAGGACTTCGCCAAGGCGATGAAGCCCGCTGCGGCGGCCCTGTACGAGCTGATCTCGTCGGTCACCCTGTTCATCAAATCTATGTCGCCACAGGCGAAGCAGATGATCCTCAAGTTCGCGGTCGCCCTCGGCGTGTTGGCGGCTGCCGGCGGCGGCCTCCTGATCCTGTCCGGCATCACCAACATGCTCGGCGGATCTCTGCTGGGGTTCGTGTTCAGCATCGGCAAGCTGCTTCTGATCGGCGCACCGCTGCTGGTGGTCCTGTCCGGCCTCGGCGTGGGGTTCACCTCACTGGCCAAGGCGATGAACCTGTTCGGCAAGGACGGGATGGACATCAAGACGATCATGGAGAAGGTGCGGCTCGCCGCGTCGGGCATGATGTCGATCCTCAGCGGGGAGGAGTTCAGCGACGACCTCCAGAAGAACCTGGACAAGGCCGAGAACAAGGGGATCGTCAAGTTCCTCAAATCGTTTTCGCGGTGGGTCGATCGCGTCAAGGTGTTCTGGAAGGGCCTCGTCGCTGGGTTCAACCAGGGCGTGGAGATGCTGTCCAAGTCGTCCGCGTTCGCGGCGTTCCGCGACAAGCTGGAGGGGATCATCCGCATCTTCACCGGGTCGGACGCGGAGAACAGCCCCAAGGTTCTGGAGCAATGGGCGGAGCGCGGCGCGGAGGCGGGACGTTACCTGGCCAGGCTCGGCGAAACAGCGGCGGACATCGCCGGCAAGCTGATCAGCTTCGGCAAGTCGTTCTACGAGTTCGTCAAGGACATCGAGGCGGACGACATCCGCGACGCGATCATGGGCATCGTCGACGCGTTCAACACGATTGGCACCGTGCTCCAAGGGGTCAAGACCGGCATCGGCACCCTGTACTACTTCGTCAAGATGGTGATCTCCGCCATCCTGGAGGCGCTGACGTTCCTGGCCAACGGCCTGGGCTACGGGATCGACTCGGTGTGGGCGAAGCTGTTCGGCTCAAAGCAGGACGAGAAGAAGGTTCAGGACTACTACCAGCGGATCCTGGACCCGTCCAAGGCGTTCTCGTGGACCACCGGAGCCGCCGGCGACCTGGCCGACCTGCAGATGCAGATGGCCGACAAGATGCAGCAGAACGAGGACAGGGACGCTGAGTATGCGCGACGAGAGCGCCAGGCCAAGGAGTTGAACAGTCTGACCAAACGCAAGCGCCAGATCGAGGAGTGGGTCGGCGCCACACCGGAACAGTGGGCGGCGATGACCAAGGGAACCGGCGCCGAGGGCAACATCCCGTTCTCTGCGGCGTCCAAGGAGATGCAAGCCCAGTTCATGAACGAGCTCGCGGGGATCAACAAGCGCCTGGAGAAGATGGCGGGCACCCCGATCAACGTTTCGCTGGACGGTGAGAAGCTGGCCCAGATCGTCGGCCGCCAGCCGTCAATGACCGGTGAGGACTCCCTCGAGGAGGTCGCCGTGGCCCCGGGCTTCTAGGAGAACGCGATGCCAGCGCCAAGCACAGACCCCACTCCCAACCTCGGCGCGATGGCCGGGCAGCGGCCAGACACGGCGGCGCGTGGGTACTGCAAGAACCTGCTCCTGGAGGAGACGGGCAACCCGGACTACCCCGATCTGATCACGTTCCCGTTCCGCCCGGCGATGGTGAAGATCGACAACTCCGTCAACGACGACGACATGGCCGTCCTGGGGCAGTCCCACTCGTACGAGGTGTACCAGAACACCGCCAACGCATCGGTGTCGTTCGACCTGTACTACAACGCGCTGATGGCAATCAAAGAGACGACGGCGGAAGGATTCAAGGAGGGCGGCAAGTCCCTCCTCAACCAGATGAGCGCGGAGATCGAGCAGCACCGGCGCTGGCTCCAGTCGCTGTTCTATCCGGGCTACAACGCCCCTGGCGTGATCGGCAACCAGCAGGCGCCGGTGATCCTGTGCCTGCCCGGGATCTGCACGATCCGGGCGAAGCTCAAGCGCATGGGCGAGGTGATCGAGGACTGTGACATCGAGGGCAACATCACCGCGCTGCGCCTGTCCGTCCAGTTCAGCGAGGCGCCGATGGCCCGGGTCACAATGGAGGACGTCCTGATGAACGGGATGTTCCGCACGTGGGGGCAGTAGGATGCAGGAAAACAGCCGCTACCGCTACTGCACCGTCATGGACTGGGGAGACATCGGCGGCACGTCAGGTGTCAAGCTCCTGGACGAGCGCGAGCCGTTCCTGTTCCGCGACGAGGCGGACAACGTGTACTACACGGCCCGCGCCGGTGATACGTGGTGGGGCCTGGCGTGGAAGTTCTTCCGGTCGTTCCGCAACCCGTCGCTGATGTGGTTCCTGCTGTGCGAGTTCCAGCCCGAGCCGGTGGTGGACCCGACGATCGCGATCACCGGCAACCAGCAGGTGGTGATCCCCGCTGAGCGGATCGTGCGCAACTACGCGTTCAGCCGCGAGCGGCGGCGCTACCACCACTAGGAGGACCGATGCCGTTCGGAGGCGCACAGGTGATCATCCAGCCCATCGACTTCGATCAGGGCGACGACACCTATTATGGCGACTACCTCCAGATGGTGGAGTTCATCCAGACGCGCCTCCTCTCGTTCAAGGTCCTGGACCGGGACCGCGGCAAGGACGTGCTCGAGCTGACCTTTCGCAACAACGACTACGCGATGGTGGAGTCGCCGGTGTTCGCCCGCGGCCAGAAGCTGCTCGTGACGTGGGGGTGGCCCGGGGAGATGGTGCCGCCGCGCCGGTTCATCGTCCAGAAGGTCAAGGGTGGGCAGCGGGTCACGGTCAAGGCCCACTGCCGCCTGTCCCTGCTGGACAAGGAGCGCAAGTCGCGGTTCGAGGAGGGGATGACGCACAGCGAGTTCGTCCGCATGGTGGCCGAGGAGTACGGCTACAGCGGCACGTACCAGTGGGTTGAGGAGACGTCGGAGCGCGTGGACATCACACAGAACCACATCACCGATGCGCGGATGCTCAACAAGCTGGCCCGCCGCAACGGGTTCGTGTTCTACGAGGACGCGACAGGCCTCCACTGGCACACGCGGGACCTCAAGAAGGAGCCGGTGCGGTGGTTCATCTACCGCCAGGACGAGGGGCGCGGGGACATCCTTGGCGAACCACAGATTGAGATCAACATGACCAAGGGGATCTCCAAGGTGCGCGTCACCTACAGGGATCCAGTCACCAAGGAATACGGCGAGGTTTTCGGCGGCCCGGACGACACGGAACTGGACAGCCTGGGCGAGGAAACCGAGATGGGCAACCCGGACGACTCCGACCAGGGGCGCCGGGCCGACCGGATGACCAGGATGGACGTGCGGTGCGGCGGCGTCATGACAGCGGACGAGGCCCAGCGGGAGGCAAACGCCAGGTACTACGAGACGGCAAGCAAGCGGTACAAAATGAGCGTGCCGATCATCGGCGACCCGCGTGTCGGCGCCAAGCTCCTGGTCGGCTTCGCCGGGATCAGCGAGATGCTGGACGGGCTGTGGTACATCGCCGAGGCCGAGCACATGATCGAGGGCGGCAAGTGGACCATCGGGTTGAAGTGCCGCAAGAACGCGGTGAACCGCCTCAAGGTAGCCAAATCTGCCCGGCGCGGATCCAAGGAGAAGAAGAACCCCAACGCCACGGACATGGACGAGTCCACGGCGGTGGAGCAGACCCCGTCGTTGAAGAAGACCGTGACCCTCACCACGGACCCGGCAGGCAACGTGGTGCCGGCGTTCACGTTCACCGAGGAGGGCGACACGACACAGGGGCTGCTTTCCCAGCTGACGCCGGAGCAGATCCTGAGCATGAACGACAAGACCCTGGACACCCTGTACCAGCTTGGCGGCCAGAGCGCCGAGCCGGACAGCGCGATGTAGGTGTGATATGAGCGGCAACACCGGCTTCGAAGGCGACGAATTCCGCGGACCCAGGTACGAGGGCCTGTACATGGGGCGCGTCGTGGACCGCGCCGATCCAGACCATCGTGGGCGCGTCAGGGTGGAGATCCCGGGCATGATCGACGGGAGGTCGGCGTGGGCCGTGCCCAGGGGCGGCGGATCGCCGCTGTGGGGCATCGTGGCCGTCCCGCCTCTCGAGGCCGACGTCCTGATCCAGTTCATCAACGGGGACATCGAGCGGCCCGTGTACGAGCCTGCCGACTACGGGGTGCGCGACGGGGAGCCGGAGGTGTTCCCCGAGCACGAGGACCCGGACGTGATCGTGGCCGGGTTCGGCCCGTTCCGTCTGGTGATCGATCTGCGCGAGGACGAGGCGGCGGAGCTCACGCCCAGTCTGGTGATCAAGCAGGTGGCCAAGCTGGGCGACGGTTCGGAGACTGACACGGCCTGGGTGCGCCTGGGCGAGAACTCGATCCAGGTCAGGGGCGACGCGGCGGTGCAGGTCACCAGCGGCGGCCTCACCGACCTGGACAGCGACGGTGACATTCAGGTCCGACGGCGCAAGGTCATGCCCGCGTCGCGGCCGATACGGTGAGAACCCCCAGGGCGCCCCTCAGTGGACGTTCTGGTCAACGTGACCTCGTGGTCACATGGAAGGGAGAACGGGGAGCCAGGGACGGCCTGGACCCCTCGGTGTGAACGATGGCATTTCCACCCGCGGACCTGTGCTTCGACCTTCCCGAGATCCCCGATCTCGAGGACATCTGCTTCCCAGGCGGCTTCTGCCTCAGCTACATCTGGGACGCGATCGATCAGATCCCGCACCTGGCGGACATCTCCCTGGACTTCTTCTCCCAGATCGGGCCGGCGATGGCGCCGCTCCAGCCGTTCTTCAACCTGCTCGACACGGTTCTGGCGATCTTCAGGTGCGTCCAGGCGATCCCCAAGGTGATCACCGAACTGGACCCGTCGGAACTGCTGAACTGCATCCCCGCGCTGGCGGAGTTGATCGACCAGATCCTCAAGCTGATCCCGCAGCTGTCCATCCCGAAGATGATCATCGCGGCCATCAAGAACCTGGCCGCGCTCCTACGCGCCATCGCCGCCGACTTCCTGTACCTCCAGAGCCAACTCCAGCGGATCGCGGACATGATCGACCGGGCCGCCGATCTCAACGACGTCAAGCTCAACGGGTTCCTGGTCTGCGCCCAGGACACGGTCGAGGGTTCGGTCATGTCCACGGCTGAGGCGCTGAAGGGGATCGGCCGCATCATCCTGCTGATCAACATCCTGATCGGCCTGTTCGGCGGCGAGGAGATCCCGTGCTTCGGCACCCTGATCAGCGACAACCTGGCCGAGGGATTCGATGTGATCGTGGACCTGTTGACGGGCCTGGCGGACGTGTTGGAGATGATCGCCGACGCGATCCCCGACCCGGACCTCGTGTTGACTCTCGCGCTAGGAGACATGAGGTGCTAAGGTGGACTAAATGACGCAGTTTCGTGAACAGTTCGGCCGCGGAATCGTGTGCCCGTTTCAGCGGGACGGCAAGGGCGACTTCGCCAACGACACCGGGATCCGTTTGCTGCGGTCGGACATCGAGGAGTTGGTCGGGATCATCGGCTCCACCCCGACCGAACCAGGCGAGTTGCCGTGGGACCCGGACCGTGGGAGCCGCATCCGTTCGCTGCGTCACCGGCGCCTCCACCTGGAGATGACCAGGGCCTTGGCCGAGCAGTACACGGCCACGCCGATCCGAGTCTACGAACGGCGCGTGCGGGTCGGACCGGTCACGGTCAAGCGGGACCAGGACCGCACCCTGCAGATCAACCTGACTTTCGCGCCGAAATCGGCGCAGGTCGGCGAACTCGAGACGCTGCCGATCTACGTGGAACAGGAGGCGTGACATGACCCTGCTGCCCCCGAGCTACGACTACACGGACAAGGACTTCGCGGCGATCCGTGACCGCACGTTCAACCTGATCAGGTCCGTGTTCCCGGACTGGAGCGACGAGGCCGTGGCCAACTTCGGCAACATCCTGGTCGAGTCGTTCAGCTGGATCCTGGACGTCCTCACCTTCTACCAGGACCAGCAGGCGCGGGAGGGCAGGATCGCGTTCGTCCAGCTGCGCCGCAACATGATCGCCCTGTGCAAGCTCCTCGGCTACGAGCTTTCGCCGGCAGTCGCCGCGTCCACCGACGTCACATTGACGATCACCAACGCGACCGCGCTCACCGGGGTGGTGACCCCTGCGGCGACACCGGTCGTGGTGCAGACCCAGGAGGTCACCGACCCGATCAAGGGCGAGATCCAGGGCGCGGTGTCGTTCGACCTCGGCCTGGGCGAGACGTCCAAGACGTTCCCGTGGCAGCACAGCACCACGCAGACCCCATACATCGTGGCCTCGAACGGCCGCGCCGACCAGGAAATCCTCCTGCCGTTCGGCCCGTTCCTGTGGGAGTCGGAAGCGATCTCCACGCCGACCCAGGGCGCGTTCACTCGCGTGGACTCGTTCTACAACTCCGGGCCGACCGACCTGCACTACCGGGTTCAGATCGACCAGAACGACCGGGCAACGGTGATCTTCGGCGACGGCAAGAACGGCGCGATCCCGGTGGGCAACATCACCACCACGTACAAGACCGGCGGCGGGATCTACGGCAACGTCGAGGCCAACGCCCTGGTCAAGGTCAAGGGCACGTTCACGGACAGCCTCGGCACCGTCGCCTACCTGGAGGCCACCAACGCCGCGGCGGCCACGGGTGGGACACCACGGGAGGAAGTGGATGCGGCGCGGGTCAACGCGCCCGAGTCCACCAGGGTCCTGAACCGCACCGTCGCCCGCGAGGACTTCGAGATCAACGCGAAACGAGTCGCCGGCGTGGGCCGCGCCCTGATGCTCACCAGCAACGAGGACTCGGTGATCGGGGAGAACCGGGGCAAGCTGTTCGTGGTGCCCACCACGGGTGGCACGCCGAGCTCGTTGCTGCTCCAGCAGGTCGAGGACATCCTCACACTGCCGCCTCCTGACGGCTACCCGCACACCCTCACGTTCCAGTTGGAGGTGCTGCCGCCGGTGTACAAGGCGATCGACCACTACTGCACGATCTGGCTGCGGGAGGGGTACGTGGCGAGCGCGGTCAAGGCCGCGATCCAGGCCAACCTGGAGGACTACTACGAACCGATGCTGGCCAGCGGCGAGCCGAACCCCAACGTGGACTTCGGCTACTACTACAAGGACAGCACCGGCGCACCGGCCGGCGCGATCCCGTGGTCGGACATCTTCAACGTGATCCGCGACACCGAGGGCGTGCGCAAGCTCGAGCACACGCTCCAACTCAACGGGGTCACGGACGACGTGCCGATCTACAACTGGGAGTTCCCTGGAATGGGTGCTCTGACCGTGATCAACGGCGAAACCGCGACGGCGATCTAGGAGGACGAAGTGGCGCGGCCGATTAACAGGTGGGACCCCTCGGTGAACGTGGACCTGTTCGTCAAGTCGGCGGACGGCCCACTGGTCATCGACGGCGCCGACGAGCGGTGGCCCCTGTTCTGCCGTGAGTGGATCCAGCCCGTCCTGTACGCCGCCCTCAGTGGTATCGGGTACTCGGCGGAGCTCGAGATCGCGGACGGGGTGGACCCGTTGCGCGGCCTCCAGGTGCGCGGCTACCAGTACATGCCGGAGAACATGGAGTTCTTCGTGGCGGATCCCGCCAACGGTGAACCACTGCCCGACGACGCCGCGGACACGTACAACGCCGAGAACTACCGCTACGTCAACACCGGGTTCAGGATGGCGCTGCGCGGCTGGATCGCCAGTGTAGCCCAGGACGTGCTCAACGTGGACTTCCAGGTGCGGTGGGGCGATGGTGCGACCCGTGGCGCGGCAGACACGAGAGGTGCGTGGACTGGTCTGGTGGCGACCCTGTTCGATGGCAAGAACCAGGCCGCGGATCACCTCATGTACGCGCTCCACGGCAAGCGCCTCGGCGACCTCTCCTGGAAGTACCGGGGCGCGTGGGTGGACGATCCCGCGAGCGCGTTCATCGTGTCCGGCGGCGACCTGACCCCGTGGGACGGTGTAGACGCTGGCAGGGTGCGGCTTCTGATCACCGGCGGTCCGCCGACGTGGACCGTCACGACCCAGGCGTGGGACCCTGGGATCCCGGACTGGGTTGATCTGCGCACCGACGTGGTGGACCTGCAAAGCCACGCCGCACCAGGACTCGAGGACCTTCTTCTTCTCAGCGGGCAGCTGTTCCACGGCGCCACAAAGGTGTTCCCGGGGGCGATGCCCACGCCGCCGCCGTATCAGGACACGTACTTCCGCCAGGTGTCGGTGTCCCAGTTCGAGCCGTGGGTCCTGGATCTCAACGAGGTCAACGCCAGGGAGTACCTGGCGCGTCTCGAGGAGATGGGACTCGCGCCGATCCCGTCATACCTTGGTCCCGTCTATACGCGGACCCCGGTGATCGATCTGGTCCACTATCCCGAGGGCACGTCCAACTACGCGCCGGAGAAGGTGCGCGACTTCGACGATGACGGCGGATGGGGTGTGGAGTTCAACCAGGACACCGTCCTGGCGATGAGCGCCATCGAGGACCGCAAGATCATCACGATCACGCCCACCCTGGGCAAGCACGTGCCGGTTTGCCTAGCCGACGACATGGCCTTCGGCTCCCAGCTGCCGTTCACCTACGTCGGCAGGTATAAGCTCAAGGACATGGCGACCTGGGGTGACGAGAGGTGCCTCGTGTCGTTCGGGTTCGCCGGCTTCCGCACCGCCCCTCCGTCGGGCACGTACAACGGGATCGGCATGACGTGGCGGGACGCCAACGGCGGCGAGCTTGTTCTCAAATACTGGGACAACGCCGCCGGGTCCTTCCTCGAGCTGGTCGCGCCGTTGCGGTTCGACGAGTACGAGGGGCGCGTCGTGGACCTTGGGTTCAGCTGGACCGGGAACTTCGGCTACCTGATCAACCGGGACAACCTGGAGTTGCGGATCGTCGTGGATGGCGCGACGGTGGCCACCCTGGTGTTCCCGGCCCTGTTCATCGGCTCGACCTGGGTCGGCACCATCGGAACCGGCAACCCGGTGGCTGGCCGCAAGTCGTTCCTGGGCCACTGGTTCGGCGGCGCCACCTTCTACGAGCCGGCCACCGACACGGACATCCGCCACGCGTTCGACACGGACGGGGACGGTGGGTTCAACAACCCGTCGTTCGAGACGGCCGCGAGCTCGGGCCGCCCCGGTGAGGCCGAGGGGTGGGAGTGGCAGTCGTTCCAGGACGTGGGCTGGTGGGCCGATTTCTGCGCATACCGCGCCGATCTGGCACCGTACCGGTACGGCCGAGAAGGGTTCGAGGGTGGATGGCTGCGGGCGTACTCCTGGGCGTTCGCCGACGAGACGGCCCGGCTCGCCGCTGGTCCCTTCACGGCGGACGACGTGGGCAAGGCCGCGTGGCAGATCGATGTCAACAGAAACTACATCCTGACCAACCACAGCCCGATCACGTGGACCGAGTCGGCGGTGGGCGAGAACCAGGGGGCCGTCGCGGATCTCCCGGGCGCGTTGCTTGCCGCGGCCCTGTTCAACGAGGGGGTCGGCACCTACGAGACGACGCAGGAAATCTTCGCGCTGTGGGGCTTCCCGCCCGGGGACGCGCCGACCTACACCGGCCTGCCGTGGTTCGACTCGTACAACCTGATCAGGCCGTGCGAGGACGTGCTCGGCCCCTACAGCGGTCCGACTGGGTTCGACGGGTGGTATGACCACGTCTTCGGCACCAACCTGGATCCGATCTGCACCGAGGACTTTGAGGAGGCGTGGGGCAACGATCCACTGTCCACCAGCGGCGGCCAGCGGTGGTGTCCCGATACCGCGCCAAACGGTGTCATGGTGGGTGCGCCGATCACGTTCCCGCTCGAGATCCCGCCCAACGAGAACCAGATCGTGATCATCACCGACGCCGCCGGCCCGGCGATGTTCTCGCTGCCGAGCAACGACTACCCGGACGTCGCCACCCTGGTCGCGGACCTCAACGCCGCGGTCGCGCTCCACATGAGCGGACTGGGGTTGCAGTTCGGGTCGTGGTCGGAAGGCGCCGAGGAGGGGCTGACGTTCGGGTGGGACGGGGTGTCCCTGGTCGGCATTTGGTGGGCCTTCGCCGCGCTCGAGTCCGACAGGTTCCGCGACATGCGCGAGTCGATCGGTCTGCGGTCGTTCAGCCCCAACGGTTACGCGACGGGAGTCGGGATCCCGGCGTGGCTGTATCCGCCGGCGGCGCTCCCGGCCGGTGTCGCCACCACGGACCGATTCCTGATCGACTCGTGGAGCGCCAACTCTTTCGCCGTGCTTCTTGATCCTGTGGTGGGGTTGTGGATCAAGGAGAACGACATGAACCAGGCCACCTTCGACACGGCGGTGCCGGATCCGACGATCCTGGAGCGATTCACCCTGCGGGGCTGGGTCGCGCCGACCGCTGTGTGGATTCCCGATCTGGGATCGGTGTCCCTGACGCAAGCCCTGTTCGACGGCGGCACCGAACCGCTGGAGCAGTTTGAGGCCGCGGAATGGCCCGACGAGCCGTTCCCGACGTAGGAGGACCAGATGGGTCAGCTTGACTGGAAAGACATCGGTGGGGCGCTGAGCACGGCCACGCTTGCACGCGGCGTGACCAACGGGATCGACCGGCCCAACAGCAGCATCACCAACGACTTCGTGTACGGGTTCAACTCCCTCGATGCGACGGTGACCGGCGCCGCCGGCAAGTACGTCGACCTGACTGGGTTCACTCCCACGGGCGGCCTCCTGTCCGATCCCGACGGCGGCGGTTCGATCCGCGGCTGCGTCAAGCGGGTGAGCTCGCCGAACAACACGGGCATGTCCCCGATGCTGTTCTTCTGCGGCCAGGGTGCGCCGGTGTCGGTCAACGACTACGCGTACATCCTGGGCCTGTCCGACGCCGATCCATACGAGATCGTGCTGGCCAAGGCGCAGCTGGTGAGCGGCCTGGTCCCGGACGAGGAGAACGTCACGATCCTGGCCCGATCCGCGTCCCAGTACGCGATGGGCGACGGGTTGTGGCACCACCTGCGCCTGGACGCCATCGTGGAGCCGAACGGGGACGTGCTGCTCAAGGCGTCCGAGAACGATCTCGCGGCCCATCCGGTCGGGGACACCCCGTACTGGCAGAACATCCCCGGGTTCCCAAGCGGCGGCGTCGTGGACGACGTGCTCCAGATCCTCACCGGGTCGCCGCCCCTGTGGGGTGGGTACGCGGGCTTCGCGTTCCAGGTGACTGAATCGTTGAACCGCCGCGGCGCGTTCGACGCGATCGAGGCATACCGGGTGACCTGATGACGACGTGGTTCGACAGGCTGCGCGGATCGGCGCAGGGGCGGTGCCAGCCCCAGGGATTCGATCCGCCCGACGGGGCGCACGTCTTCATTCTCGGCGGAGCGGACGTGCCCGAGTCGGCAGTGCTGTCCGGCGGCAACCCGACGCTGCTTGTCCCCGGCGACTTCTCCGAGATCAAGCAGATCGTGGACCTGTCCGACTGGGATCTTGTCGCGGCCACGATGGACACCATCGGCACGATCATGGGGCAAGCACAGCCCGCCCCTGGGTTCCCGGCGCCGCCGAGCGGCGATGAGCTTTGGCACTTCAACTACGACATCGGACTCGACCCGGCTCGCAATCTCGTCGCCGGCGCGTTCGACCTGGACAACGTCGGGGACATCGAGGTCGGCGTGGAAACCTACTCGCCGATGGGAACGCGTTGCCGCGTGATCCCGGTCGGGTCGGTCACGGCTGGACTCGGCGCAGTCAACACGCCCCAGTGGTTCGCGCCCTCGCCGCTGAACAACTACACGGCCCAGTTCTGGCTCAACTTCGACGCGGTGGCCCACGCCACGTCCTGGGGAGTCAATCCATACCTGTTCTATTGCAGGGACGGGGTGCCTGCGGGGTGGCACTTCGGACTCAGCGGCGCGGTCGGCCCAGGAGCACACTCGTGGCAGTTCATGGTGGGCCACCACTTCGGCGGTTCCTCGGTGACGGTGTTCCCGGGGTACACCATCGACACGCCGAACCCTGGGTGGATCCTGATCACGGTCACGTGGAACAGGTTCGCGTTCACCTGGGATCGCTTGCTCATGTACATCAACGACAACCCCGTTCCCTATACGCCGTTCGCCGTGATGGGCAACTCCCCGTTGGCTCCTGCGCCGGCGACACCGATTACCGCGGCGGCCCCGTTGCTGTGGGGCGCGATCGACGAGATGCGGATGATCGACACGACCCTGACGCCGGCCGAGATTGCCGCGTCCTACGCCGCGTGCACGTCGATGCCGACGCCAACTGACTACGAGTGGCTGATGCAGATCATCATCAACGCCGAGGTGTACGCGGAGCGCGTGATCGCCCCGGACGAGCAGCGGCGATGGACAGACTTCAAGGCGCCGGTCCGCCACCTGGCGGGCGCGTGCGAGGTTGGGTTCCGCCTGACCCTCCAGGAGGCTTGAGATGGGCACACCGAAGACAACGACGCGCCTCGCCATCCCGTACCCCGACGAGAACGACGACGATTGGTGGGGAATCGAGGACGGCGCCGCGGGCAGGATGGAGACACTGGACAAGGCACTGTGCGCCGCCCTGGAGCGGCCCACTCTGCACAAGGATCCGTTGCTGAGCGCAGGCTACTGGGACTACGACAGGGCCGACTCGTTCGACGTCATGATGGGAGACGTCGTGGTCAGTTCGCCCTCCGGCGGCACGATCACCTTCGCCGACGGCCAGTCCGTCCCGGTGACGGATGGGGACTACGTGTGGTTCGTGGTCACGGCCTGGCCCGTCGATGGTGCGCAGACCGGGACGCTCGTGGCCGGCGCGTCTTTCTCCCCGGACACTGACGTGGTTGTCTTGGGGCGGGTGCTCGGCGGCAAGTTCGCCTGGCTCAACGACGCGATGCGTGGATAGGAGAACACCGATGGCCGATCCGAACCTCAAAAGCAGCCCGATCTTTGAGATCCAGTATCCCAAGGAGAACGTCGATCCGTGGTGGACTTACTGGGACACCAACTTCATCGACAGCCTGGAGCAGGCGTTGCTGGTCGTGGACGCCCTCGGCGCCGCGGTGGACTACAGAGCGGCCGCGTTCCACCTCGTCGGGGACGTCCTGTACTGGAACGACTTCACGATCTACTTCGAGCTGATGGGCGGCACGGTCACGGTGGCGGCGGGCAACTCGAGCGGGTACACCGACGGTCGTGTGTGGGGCATATCCATTGACGGGGCGTGGACGCGGCCGATTCAGTCCAGCCACGTCGCAGGTGGGTCCTTCCACGGCGGCGCTCCGTGGAACATGCCGATTGGCGGCCTCCCCATCGTTTGGCGCAACGGCGCCGAGCTCATGCCGTTGTGCCGCGAGGCCACTGCGATGCCCGGGTTCCTGGCCACTGGTTCGAGGGATCTCAGCGGTGGTGGCGCAATCGCGGTCGCCGACAACGGCAAGTCGATCATCGCGGCCAACGGGGACGTGGTGACGTTGCCCGCGCCGACACCGGGACTCGTGTTCCACGTGTCGTGCAGCGGATCCGGCACACAATACCTGATCCTGGACACCAACTACGCCATAACCAGCGCGGAAATCTACGGCCAGTTCTTCGTGGACTTCCCCGCGCCGTGGCGGCGGATGCGCGTCTACGGGATGCCTGGCCAGATCACACTGGTCGGCGCCGAGATCAGCCCCGGGGTCATGGGGTGGATCATCTGGGCCGGCAACGGTCACGTGCAGAACGACTCTGCGGTGTTCGAGCAGTGGTGGTTCGGCCTGGATCGGGATTGGACGAACAACGACAAGCTGATGAACATGACGCACGGCGGCTGGGAGACGCCGTCGTACGCACTGCACTACAAGTCGCCGGAGCAACACGGGGGGATCTTCGGCACGGTGGAGCGGCTCTACGTCAGCGGTCCATTGGCGCACGGTACGGTTCTCCAGTTGGGACCGACGGTGCGCCTTGTCGCGTACGGCCTGAAGATCACCGACGCTGGATTCGAGTACACGGAGGACTTCGATCCGGCGCAGGTCCGGGTGCGGCGCCTCGTCGCCAACGGCAACATCTCGGTGGAGAACACGCACGCCACGGCAGTGGTGGACGAGGCGTGGATCGACTTCACCAGGTAGGAGTAGGGAATGGCGCTGACCGTCGAACAACTGCTTGCGACTCTCGGCATCGACCTTGCCGCGGTCGAGGTGTCGGCGACTGGCCGCTACGTCCTGATCCAGCGGGATCCGCAGCCGTCCGAGCAAGGGATCGGCGCCGACACCGAGGTGGAGTTCGTCCTGGTGGACCTGGACGGGGATCCCACGGACGCGACCTTGCCCGCGCCGGACTTCGACGTCACCATCGAGGGGGACCCGGTCCTGTCCTACAGCGGCGGCGTTCCCACGTGGACCGCGCCGTGGTCGGGCACGGTCACGACACACACAATCGCCTCGCCGTTCGCGTTCTGGAAGGTCGCGGCGTCCCACGCGCCACTGGTTTTCGAGTCGGAACAGGAAGTCAACGTCCAGGTGGACTTGACCGCCACAGGCGGCTGGGGCCACGGTCCGTGGGGGCACTTCCCGTGGGGGCACTCACCGCCCGGACCGGTGGTCACGTCGTTCCAGTATGTGTTCTACATCGAGGACCTGACGCCGCCGTCCCTGATCGCGGCGGAGGGGATCGATCCGCACACGGTGCGGGTCACCTTCGACGACGACATGGCCACGACCGGCGCCGGGTCCGTGCTGGATCTGGCCAACTGGACCGCCGCGTTCCAGCGGTGGAACGTGGATCCTCTGCCTGGGGTAACCCTGGAGGCCGTCGCCATAGCGGCCGCCGACGCGCCGGCCCTGACGATCCCCGTGGAGTGGACCTACGCGGACGAGGCGGCTCGTCTCGCCGCGACCGGGTTCACCTCCGAGGAAATCGGCCAGATCGCGTTCCAGGAGAGCGACTCCACGTACTGGCAGCTGATCGATATCGCTGCCGTCCTCAGCGGCGGGTACGGTGGCAGCTTGTACGGCCACTTCCTGTACGGCCACACGCCGACGATCACCGGTCCCGCGTGGCGCCAGGTCACCCCGGCGACCCAGTGGGACATCACCGTCAACTGGGAGCAGACGCCTGGCTGCCGCTACCAGATCACCGCCGGCGCCGCGATCGAGGACGACAACGGCAACGCGATGGACCCGGTGTTCAACACCACCGACTTCGACGGCTTCACCCCCGAGCCTGTTGAGGGCCGCGCCTTCTCCCACTGGCGCCACATGGTGCCCCTCAAGAACAGGATCGAGGATGCGACGCGCGATCTCGAGCGCACCTCCAACTGCATCGAGGAGGTCCTGGGGTGGATGCTGTACTACGTGGACAGGTTCACGGACCAGTGGGACCCGGACAAGGCAACGGACGAGCAGATCGCGGCGATGCTGTACGACATGGGCAACCCGTTCGCAGAGTGGACGGAGCTGGACCTCACGCCCACTGAACAGCGCAAGCTCCTGCGGATCCTGATCGAGATTTACAAATCCAAGGGGACGGCGTGGGGCATCGAGCAAACCGTGTTCTTCCTGCTCGGCGAGGTGGTGACGTGCGTCGAGTACGCCGCGGGCGGCTGGATTCTGGGAGTGGACGCGTTGGGCAGCGGCGCCATCGCCGAGGTCATGAGCGCGGCCTGGGACACGTGGGACTTCACCCTGATCGGGGCGCCGTGGCAGCTGGAGATCGTGCCCGACGGCACCGCGCCGGAGACGATCACGTTCGTCCCTGGAGACTTCGCTGATCCGACCGCAGTCACCGCTGCCGAGGTCGCGGCGGTGATCGTCGCCCAGGGGGTCAAGGTCGGCGCGTATCCCACGTTCCCGGGCCAGCCAGCAGTGGTGGAGGGCACCAACCTGGAGCCGTTCGCCATCTCTCCCGGGGACACACTCGATCTGTCGGTCAACGGCGGCCCGTTGGTCACGATCACGTTCGCTACAGAGGACATCGCCACACCGGGCGCGGCCACGGCGGCGGAGATCGCGGCGAGGGTCACCGAGGATCTGGCCGGAGAGGTCGTGGGGTACGACGACGGTGGCGCGTTGGCGATGGAGACGGTGGTCCGTGGTGCCCTGGGTTCCCTGCAGGTAAGCGCAGGCGTGGTCCAGGGGATCTTGGGACTTCCTATCACGTTGGCCACCGGAACGGACCACGGACAGGTCGCGGTGTACAGCAACAAGGCAGGAGTGGAGGCGTCGGTTCAGGTCACGGGAGGGTCCGTCAACGCGGCCCTGCTGTTCGACACGGCCGAGGTCGGCTCGACCGGTGGCGCGGTCCTGGCGCCGTCGGACAGCTACACCCTCTACTCATTCGACATAGAGACAGAGAACATGCTAACCTCGGAGCAACAGGCAATCGTGCGGCGCGTCGCGGAGTACATGAAACCCGCTCACACGCACCTGATAGACATCCGAACCGCGGACCCGCTGCCGTGGCCCGATGCCTGGATGCTCGGCATCGACGAGCTCGACGTTTCCGCCGAGCTTGGGGAGTAGGCGATGGACATCTTTGACTGGTACTTCAAGCAGATCGTGACCCAGAGCCAGATGGACTGGGCCTTCGA